TATAATCAATATGAAAAGGATAATTATACGCTCGACAAATTTGGGCAAATTTGCAAATGCTCGATAATTTGAACTGAAATTGTAGAGATTGACCAACAACAGCACGTTCAGGAGTGAAATTACCGAAATAAAGGTCCAAAATATGGCTTTTAAAAGAGGTAGGCAAAGAATACTCATTTTTATCTTTTCCGATATATGTGGGGTCACGATAAACAAGACGTTTATTCGGACGTATTAAAGAAACTTCGATATCATCATGTAAATTTAAGGGAACTTTAACACGTTGCTCGACAAAAGCGAGATTGTGCAGAAGTTCATGGGCTTGTTGTGTTTCAAAAAAATATTTACCGATGCCATTACTAATCAAATATTGCTTATACATTGTATGCTTTTCTATATCAAAACCAACATCATATTTTGATTTAGATTTACATTTGTGTAAGACATTATGAGGGATAACGGATTTTTTGAGAGGTTTCCAAAAATCGGACTTTAAACGCCAGTAGTGACGAGCAAAACGAGGGTCAGTTGCTTTAAGTGTGTATTTAGTAACATACTTGACAGCGTTAACCGAAAGGACTGGCTCAATATCTGACAATCCAAAATACCACTCCTCTTGCAGTAAATCATAAATGTACGCTTGGAATGCTGTTAAATTATCGTGTTTACGAGTAGTAACACCATACTTGTGTGAGTTAAAAAGAGGAGAAACACGAGTATAAAGTGAGCCGTCCTCGAGGGTTGAAATACAATCTAACTTGCGTTTAAGTTGTGAAAGGTTTGTATAATTTCCAACACTCTCGAGCAATTCATATTTAGGAGTTACCATGAAAAGGGGGTGCAAATGCAATCTACCAGTTTTATCACCAAATTCAGCACTTATAAAGTACTGGAAATTGAGAAATGGATATTTAGCACGAACATTGGCGAGAAATTTTTGTACTGGGCGTTGCCACTCACAAACAACATCGAGGTTTAAATTAACATTTGGAATAAAGCTATCGTGAAAGGTCATAACACCAAACATAACAGCAATATGAGGTTGTATGAAATGACGATACAGACCTCTATAATGCTCGGTTAGACGAATCATTATATCATTGCGTTTGCGTGCTCTACAAGAATAGCACTTGCCACATTTATATATGCCATGACCTTTACACATATTACTTATAGCCAAAAGGCAAAACGTTGGTGCAGATATCTTTTTTCAACTGGTCAACACGTTCGGTAGTAACAAGAGGAGTTACCGATTTAAGAACGAAATCGACATCATTATAACGATACTTATATATTACTAAAATAGTAGAATCGGTAGTAATAGTTTCGTCATAAAGAGGAAAAAGAGTTAACACGGAAGCGAGATTGACGGAAAGGCGTGAAACATCTTTATCGAAGAAATCACGATGCTTTTTATCGGGATTTTGAGGGCAAGAATCCAAAATATTTTCAAGCATCATGGGGGACATTTCAACAACAGCCATTTTTTCAAATTTATCTTTGTCATCGACAACAACTACTTTTTCATAAGATTTACCTGTATTATCAAAAATAGTTGTAGTCACCCGAATACTCTGATATTTAGGGACAAACTCGGCAAGATGTTGACCAATTCGATAAGTTTTAGATTCGTTTTTTTCTTGTTTTTTAGACATGATTTATAAAATGTTAGTGAAACGTGCAACAAATATACAGCATTTTTGACAAATCGCAAAAATATCCTTATTATTTAACAATAAATAACAAGGGAACTATAACGCTCCACTTCGTTTCGGCATCAAGCTGATAGACATCACGTTATAAATTCCGTCCACAAAGACGAGAGGGGTTACGGAATATCTAACTTGCAACAAATGTGGCTTGTTGCGTTCTTCCTTACATCGTAAGGTAAGAAGATAGTAAAAGTTAGTGAGTGTATAACAAATATAGAATAGTCAAATAACTAAAGGCAGTAAATATAAGTAGTTAAATCATCATCGAGCGAAAGTTGCTTGCGTTCTTCGGGTTGTCGCTTCGGGTTGTCGCTACACAGCCATAATAACTACTACGTAGTTATTTACGGCTGGCACTTCGTACATTTTTCGCTGCGCTCGGCATAATGAAAAAAATTTTTTTTTAAGAATAAACAATGCGATAAATTGCTTCGCAATTTTCGAATGTAACGCAATCTAACGATTGCTTAGGGGCATAATGCCCCTCAAAGTGGTGCCGTGCGTGTGAGTGTACTGCGATGATGATAAAATAAGTGCCACGTTTCACAACGTAGCACTTATAATGGATAAATCAAGTTTAAAAATCTGAGTGTTTAAAGGTGGTGCGTTCCACCAACGAAGACCAATTACTTTTTATTAGTGAAATTGGAAAGAAAATCATAAATGAATTTAATGCCGTTCTTTTCAACGGCTTCTTGAGTTTGTCGATTATTATCGATTTTTTTACCTGAGCCGGCATGGCGAAAGGATTGCCAACTTAAGCCAGTACCAAAAACACCACCTTTCGAAGGTTCTTCAACACCATAATTGACAAGGTTGAAGTTGCGATTGACAAGACGAATTAAATCATTTTGTGTAAATGTGCCGTCTTGGTAAAACTTGTATGCTTCCATAAAAGTTTTGAGCGCACGAACTGGAAATAATTCAGCGTCTTTGTCGGTATGCTCTGCTTGAGAATGAAATAAACCCGCTTGCTCACTCGCTTGATAAATCAAATAAGGCACTAACTTAGCGTAGGAACTGGCATTTAAAGCGAGAGCATTCGCAGAAATACGACCAGTTTCAGCGTTATAGCCGACATACTCTTGCATCTCGGCTATATAATCGGTATTTTGTTCGAGGTTATTTAAAGTAGCGATTTTAGTAAGATTATCAAGGCGCAGATTGTCAATGGCAAAACGAGTATCGTAATCGTTAGCATGTAACGCTTTACGGATAGATGTTTCAATTTCCTGGACATCGACAGCAAGTTCACCAAGCCTATCGGAGTGAGCAGATGATTGCATATTATGCCATGCAGAAGTAATACGCCATTGTAAAGTTTGAGAATCATACTCATTGGAAATGCCTAAACGTTTGGCGTCAGCACGTTTTTGCTCGGCAGAAGCATTAAGGTCATTTGCTTGAGCTTGCTGTACCTTCATTTCAGAGATTTTTTCAGCAATATTAAAATGAGCAAGGGCAAGTTGTTGCTTTCCCGACATACCAACAGATTGCGCTTGCGCACCTGCAACACCACTGACTGGGGCTTGTTGCATCTGACCATAGACCAAATTAGGATTTAAACCAGCCTCGGAGTAACGTTGCATCTGGGCGACTGGACTTTGCCAATCACGCTGAATTTGGGATTGTTCGGCTTGGAATTGTCTATTTTTTTCGGCTTCAGTAGCATTAAACTCATTTTGTTTTGCTTGCTCTTTAGAAGCAGAGTTTGAGCCAAAAATAGATTTACCAATATCGACAGCAGAAGAAATAAAGCCTAATGGGTTACCAGTAAGAGCAGAGCCTATACCTTTGCCAACAGACTTTATACCATTCCAAAGAGATTTAAAGAATGACATAATATAAAGAATAAAAGGGGGCAAGAAGCCCCAAACAATTAAACATTATTATTACCAAGGGAACGCTCGAAGTCAATACGCTGTTGCTCATTCTCGATATCCTTGGACAACTGGGCATGGGATTCGTTCAACTTGTTGATACGTTCACCAAGTTCTGCACGCATACGGATAACGTTAGGGAACAACTTGTCACTTTCGAGATTAGGGGAAGAAAGTTTAACAATATCACTTCTATCGTCCAAAATTTCCTGCTTGTTGAGACCACCAACAAAACGGACATCAATACCTTTGGAGTGGAGAGCAAGAATATCGGAAACTTTAGTAACTTCGTTAGGTACAAAATTGATATCATCAAGTTCGTAAACTTCGTAACCTTGTGAAATCAAATCATCAAAAACATCTTGTGAAGTGACACGAACAATATCACTATTTTTACGCAGATGAACCGAGGAAATCGGGCGATTTTTAGGGACAAAATAATTTTCCATAACTAAATAAGTGAAGGGGTTGCAAGTTTAGGAAGTGGACGGACTGCCTTAACATCGAAATTAAAAGATGCCCAAATGTGGTCAACTTTATGCTTAACACCTTGCGCATCTTGTATAGTGTCAGTAGCAAAGATACTGGTGTCGATATCATCGGCTTTAAGGAAGTTCGTGTTAAGTCGAGGAGTAGCGTTAAAGTTACGCATCTGAAGAAAGAAAGAAAGCGAGTTTTTAAAATCACCATGCACATCGTTAGTGTCACAACGCAACTCATTAAATCTGTCTTGATAGCCAAAGTTAGCAAGACCATTGTAAGATGCAAAACCTTTCACATCTCGAGGAACGTATAACTCAGCATTTTTAACTGCTTGTGGAGATAAATGCGTGAACTCAGGGAAAAGGAAATCAAATTTGTCCTTATAAAGCCACTCAGTGCGCATGCGATTTTTGTAGATGGTTTCAGGAGTAACAACAGCCATTACAAAAATCATGCCATGTTCTTCACAATAGCAATCGAAAGATTTAGAGGAACCAACACCGATTAATTTAGATGCGACAGTACCAAGAGGAGTACCCGATTGCGTTGTTTCACTTGTTTGGTCAATATCATTTTTGACCACAGCATCGACTGATGCACCAATAAATTCAGAACGTTGTAAAGACCTATCCGAAGATTTAACACCAAAATAGCATTTCAAAAAGTCGATATAACGAGTGCCAACACGCAAAGATTTCTCTTGCCAACGTTGCATAGCATTGAGAAAACGCAACTCTTGGATAGTGGTGTGATACTGAAGTTTAAGAGTATCAACAACATTTAAGTTAACTTCTTCTTGTGGAGTAAAGGCGTTGAGTGGCGTAGTGTGCAAAGCACCAGCAATAGACTGCAAATTTGATTCACCAGGGGCTTCGTTGCGTCCTTTCTTGAAAACCCATTGGTCACCAGTATTATCAAAAGTAATCTGGTCATCGGTAGAATTAAGGAGGAGAGCATCACCACGTTGCAAACGAGGTAAACAACTGGTGAAATAGTCGAGACCATAATTAATGTAGGCAAGTTCTGCAAATTCGCCTAATGTATCATCGTAAGGAACAAGACCATAAACACTACTGGGTGGAAGTGATTTATCACGGGAAGAATCGACAATATTATTATTAGTGAGCCAGTCATTGACAACCTTTTGATAACACATAAAAGGCAACATTGTCATATTTGAGAATAATGGACGCATATTCTCTAACTCATTTTCACGGGCATCGATAAAATCGGATTCGGCTTCAAAGGTAGGGAAACCGAGCCAATCACCTAAGCCACCATCAATAACTGCGCCACTATAGGGAACATCATCGACACCATTAGGCTTGTCGAGGGCATTGAAAGTAGGAGGTTGAGGGGCAAAAGGTGTGGTAGTGGGGTAGCCGTTCTTGTCAATCATGTTGCCAAGTTCGTCAGTAAGTACGCCGTCGTTATTGTAACCACCAGTAATAAAGGTAGGCCAATATTTCCAAACAAGTCGGAAAGGCACGTAAAATGCCATGGTAGTAATATTAATCTTGTTCAAAATAGGGGAAATGACAGCGGCAAAGCGCAGAAAATGGGATTCCTTGATTTTAAAGGTATCACCAGGGAAAACCATACGGCTATAAACTGGGTAAATTTTACCAAATTGTAAAGAGCCATGAGTTTGTTTAGAAAGATTAAAGGCATTTCGTTCGGGGGTTCGGTACTCCAAACCGACAAACGAGGCATTGTTGTCTTGAGGGGCAGTAATTTGTGTGCCACCTCGTTGTGCAAGTTTCAAAGCCATAGATTAAGGTAAATTAAGAAAATATGTTTAACTGAAATTCATTTTTAGATTACCAAAATTTTTGAAAATTAGTGGAATCTGAAAAGTGAATATTAGGGTTAGCAATAGTGTCAGCGTTGACGCTGAACTTTGTGGTAGTAGAGCAACTTGAAAGGTAAGTTGCGAGTGCCGTGGCAAGAGCAATGAGCAGACCAAGCCACCAACTAAAAGAGTGTTTAATCTTCATGAAATTTTAGGGTAGTGTGTCTTTTAAGTGAAACATTATTATTATAGATATCATCGAGATGCTGATGAATCAGATTTATATATTTACGTTCGGCATGAAATACAATATCAAAAGGGCGTAAATCATCACAATTAAATTTATAATCAATATGAAAAGGATAATTATACGCTCGACAAATTTGGGCAAATTT